TTGGTCTTTGCCGAGACGGTCGCCGGATTGATCCCGCAGCTGGTTCGCGCCACGCACTTGCTGGTGGAATTTCTCAATGCCGATTGCGATGCGGGGGGGCTGGCCACCGAAGAAATCAACGCGGTGCGCTGCTTGATGGAGAGCTGGCCGGATTTTTACTTCCGGCATGCTGGTGCCCAGACCATCCAAACAAAGAAATACAAGCCCGAGAAACTGCAGATCGGATCAAAGCTGCCTTGGTATATTCATCAAGGAAAGGGGGATCCGGTGCAATCTCCTTACGTTATGGCGGCTATACGCACCTTGCAGACTGTTTATTCCAACCTCGTGCGGTTTGCGCTGCAGCCGGCTGGCACCAATGGCAAGGAGAACCCGTTGCGGACATGGGTGCGCAAGAACGACATCAAGGCATTGAGCAAGTTTACTTTGACGATGCGCTATGCGCCGGAGCAGCACCGGCTCAAAGCCATGCGGGAACAGGAACGCATGTGCCCAGGCTGGACGCCGCCGAGTTGGCTATCAGCGACACACGAAGACGAAACCCTGCGCGAGTTTGCGGGACGCCACTGGTCGGACGAGGTTTGCTACAAGATCGTTGAGCACATCGACAAATACCAAGAGCAACTGCAAGAGGACGGCGCAGTCGTTGAACGTCGCATTGACTTTATTGCTTGGGCACCGGCGCTAAAACAAGTCTTGGAGGGCGGCGCCAACCCGCCGGCGCCCCGCTCCGCCCGATAACATTCGCGCAGTTCCCCGCCGATAGACAACTTTCGGGGGGAAGGTTCCGTTTGCGTTGAGTGGCCATAGATTCGAGGTATGAATTTAATGCCGTCGATCAAAGCTCTGGACAAATTCACCCAGGAAATGGGCGTGTCGCCCGGGACTGTGTGGCGATGGCGGAAGCAGGGAATTCTGGAAACGGTCAATTTGCACGGGCGTCCCTACGTGACGAACGAGCAGGCGTCACGCTTCGTAGCGCGGGCCGCGGCTGGCGAGTTTGCCAAGGTTAAGCCGGTGCCGACGCCTCCGCGCAAACGTGTCGAGCGTGTAGTGATCGGTTCCGATTGCTCAATCCCGCGGACTTAACTGGTGGGGCCGCGCCCTCAGGCGCGCAGTTGCAGCATGGTGGTGTGTTGGCCAGGACGTTAACTGGCGCCGCCGGAACAGGTCCGCACAAGACTACTTGCAACGCCGGTTCTGACCACCGCGGACGGCCATTCCCCGCCGATAGACAACTTTCCGGGGGAAGTTAGTGAGGTGCGTTTCTCTGCGTTACGTTGGCCGACGCCTCCGCGCAAACGTGTCGAGCGTGTAGTGATCGGTTCCGATTGCTCAATCCCGCGGACTTAACTGGTGGGGCCGCGCCCTCAGGCGCGCAGTTGCAGCATGGTGGTGTGTTGGCCAGGACGTTAACTGGCGCCGCCGGAACAGGTCCTCCGACAACTTCGCCTGGCGGGCGTTGTCCTCCGCGGGCTGGTGCTCTGATGGTGCGCTATGGGGAGCCGGTGCCGGAGCGGATGCTCTTTGATTTGCGGGGCTTGTCGGGGGTGGGCCCGGCGCTTAGTTTCGGACCATGAATCGTTGGCGGCCGGTGTTGAGTTGGGTTTGCCTGCTGGCGGGCGGCTGGGGCGTGGTGATTTTGCTCCTGGCTTCGCCGATCACGGCGGCGATGTGGACGGATGGGGCTGTCTTTGAGCCGTGGGAGCTGGGCACGAGATTCTCCTGGGCGACGAATCTGGTGGGCGCGATCGGCGAGTCCTGGCGTTGGTTGCTGGCGATGGCTTTGTGTGGGGCGCTGGCGGGGCTCGGCGCGTATCTGCAGCCGCCGGCGGTGGAGCCGCGGCCGCGGCGCGGGGACTGGCCTAAATCAAAACCATGAGCCGGCCCATGGTCCGCGGAGGATATTGCCTTCCAGATACTCGGTTGGCAAGATTATAGTCCCGCATCGTCGGCAGCGCGGACGGTGGGGTTTTCGGGGTGGAGCAGGGGATACTCGAGGACGGTGCTGCTGCGCCGGGTCTTACTGACGACCAGGCCTCGGGTGACGGCGTCTTCTATGCATTCGCGGGCCATGCCGCCGCGGGTGAGCTCGGACTGGGAGGCGAGCCGCCGGAGCTCGGCGTCGATGTGCTTGGGAATGCTGGTGGAGATGTAAACTGACTTGCTGCCGGGGCCGTGGTTACGGGGTTTCTTTGTGCGTTTCATGGGGACAAAATACCAGTGCCGCAAGAATCTTCAACTTTCTTAAGTTTTTCTTGTCAAGAACTCACAATAATGGGATTAAGACCCCATGGCAAAACTCGTTCCACTGACTGTGACGTTGCCGGAGGATGTCTTTCATCAGATCCATGACCATGCGCGGAGCCAGTATCTGAGCCGATCCGCGGTCGTCCGGCGTTTAATCATCGAGGAGCTGGAGCGGCGCAAAACGGCGCTACTCAATACGGAGTGCGAGGTGGCGGCATGAGCGACTCGGCCGTCCTTTTTATTTTGCTGGTGGCTTTCAATGTGGCTGCGGCCGGGGTGCTCTACTCATTCGAACGCTTGTTTGAAAGGGGTGGCAAGTGAGCCAGGCTGCGACGATGGAGCGGCCGGCCTCGAGCCGGACCTGGGCGCCGCGGCTGGTGGCCCGCCGCCGCTTCATGGTGCAGGGATTTTGCCCGCTGACTGGTGCCTGGCGCGAGCTGGTGCATGCGGAATCGGCCGCGGGCGCGATCGCCGCATATTGCGCCGAGCACGCCATGCCGCCCGACAACTGCCAAGCGTGGCCGGATTGACCCCACCCGCCCCTTTTTCTTTTTTTGTATGTCAAATCAGCACACGGAAACATACAGCCTGCCGACCTGTTTCAGCGTTGCTGAGCTGTGCCGGCGGACCGGCCTGGGACGCACGACGGTCAGCCAGGCGCTGAGCCGCGGCGACCTCGAGCATTACCGGGTGGGCTCTCGGGTGGTCATCCCGGAGCCGGCCGTCTTGTCCTGGCTGGAATCTCACCGGATCAGCAAACGTCCGAAGTTGCGCGTGGCATGACCGACTCGTCGCTTATCCTAGCGGCCGCCCGGGCTGAACGCGCCTCGCCCGCCTTCTCTTTTTTTTCTGAGGAGGAAAGGGAAGCCAGTGAAAGGCTGGCTCAAGCTGGTGAGTTCACCGGGGAGCGGTTGTTCCGGGATCGGCCAGGCATCTACTCGGCGATCGTCCGGATGGCGGCCGAGGGTCTGAGCATCTCGGCTGCGGCACGGGCGCTCGGGGTCAGTCGGAACACGGTCGTTGCGGTGCGTGAGCGTGAGGGCATTTCTATAGAGCAGGATAAAAAGGAGTTGATGAAGATGCTCGGGACGGCCCGGCGCCTGTCAGCCGAGAAGGTGATCGAGCTGATCCCGGATCTAAAGAGTGCCAAGGACGCTGCCATCACCTTGGCCGTCGTAGTCGACAAGTATGCACTGCTGGCCGGCGAGGCGACGAGCAGGGTGGAGCGGGTCGAGGTCAAGCCCGACCAGGTGCAGGCCTACCTCGATGCGTTGCCGGTGGTCGATGCGGAGTTCGAGGTCATTTCAATGGGTGTTCCCGCGGAAACGCCCGGACAAAGGGCGGCCGGCCTTGAGGGCTCGGTCGTCGGGCTGCTCGAGGCCTCGTCTGATCTGCAATCAGATGTTATCGGACCTGCTAACAGTGTGCAAGCGGGTGAGGGCACCACTTCTCGGACCACTGACGGAGTGCCGAGCGTGCCTCCCCCCGGTGCCGGTGAGGGGGGCGGGGGGGGTGCGGGCGTCGGCGATGGTGCCCCCCGGTGGATTGATTCGGAAAACCAGAATTTTGGGCAAAGGGCCCATTCTACAGAAGACGCAACCGCATCGGTTGCTGGCGAACATATAAGGGGCGCCGGCGGTCGGGGTGAGGGCGGCGATGTGGAAGGCGGCGGTGCAGCTGGGGGGTTGCCCGGCGCCACGACTTTATGCAAACGCACCAAAAAGAAGGGGGGCCCAACACCGGCCTCATCACCCCGGAAACCTACCTTGAAGAAGGCTCCGATTTCCAAAAAAAAGAAGGGGGGCTCCGCGTGTTGAGCCCGGAGGGCATCCGCAAAATGGCTGAGGCCCTGCGCCTGCGACGTCCCGCGGCCGCAGGGCGTCTGGCCGTCGAAGTGCCTGAGCCGCCCGAAGACGCCCCGCAGTGGCAGCCAGGGCCCGCGCCGGAGGTTGCAGTCGAAGAGCTTGATGACGACGTTGCCATTTACGCTATCACCCGTCGCCATCACTTCAACCGCCGCCTGCTTGGCTGCGAGATTGAAGGCAAGGCCGGGATGATCAACGTCGCCGTGCGCGACAGCGCCTTCTACCGGGCGGGCGAAAAGTTTGCCGTCCAGCTGAACGACACCGGCTCCTGGGAAGCCGCCCATCACCGCACCGTTGCTCTCCGCCCATGAACGCCCCTGACTGCATCCTCTGCGTCGAATACGGCAAGACCCGCGAAGCCGCCTTTGTGCACGACATCGGCGCCCTTTGCGTCCCCTGCAACCGCGACGTCATGGATCTGGTCGAAGGCCTCTACCGCGTTCACTCACTCCGCCCCATGACCAAAGACGAAAGGCAAATTTACCATGGCCACCAGCAGCACTGACCCCAAACCCACCGCCGCGAAAGCGCCCGACGTCGCCCGCGAGAGCGACGGCCGCCACCAGCTCGTCGGCTATCTCGGTTGGAAGTCCATCCTCGAGCGCCTCGCCCGCCGCCCATGAAAAAAATGAACCGCCTCCCCATAGAAATCGAACCCGGCACCGTTGGCTACGAGCAGCTCGACTGCGTCGGCTTTAATCGCGCCCTGGATGCCTGGGCCAAGCGCCGCGGCATCGTCTGGGGCAACCCCTTCCGTCGCAGCTTCACCATCCCTCAATCGAAAAGAAAGACCCCGCCATGCGCATCCGCACAGTAAAACCCGAATTTTGGGTCCACCCCGTCATGAGCCGGCTGGCCTACGACACCCGCATCCTCGCCCTCGGCCTGCTCAATCTCGCCGACGACGAAGGCTACTTTGACGCTGATCCGGACTACATCCGCGGCGCCGTTCTCTTCCGCGAAGATTCGTCGAACGTTCGACGAATGCTCGACGAGCTGTCGCGCAGTGAGTGGATCGACCTCTGCGGCAGTCCTGACCGCCCGATTGGACGCGTGACCAACTTCCGCAAGCACCAAAGAGTCGACCGTCCGCAACCCTCTCGTCTCAAGCAATATGCGCTCGTCGAATCCTCGACGAACGATCGACGAGTCCTCGTTGATCAATCGACGCAGGATCAGGGAACAGGGAATGGAACAGGGAAGGGAAGGGATACCCCTATAGTCCCCGCAAGCGGGGACGAGGCACCATCGGCTCCGCCCGCTGAAGATCCCAGCCTCCTCCGAGCCAAAGCCATCTTCCGCATGCGCCCCGGCACCCCGCTCGACCGCTCCCAAGCCCGGGCGTGGAAGACCAACCTCGCCGCCGTTGCCGCCACGACCGACGACGAATGGCGCCAGCTCGAGTCCTACTACTGCGACGTGATCGCCAGCCGCGACGACTACCGCCGCAAAGACCTCGCCACGCTGCTGAACAACTGGTCCGGCGAGCTGACCCGCGCCGCCGCCCATTGCGAGCGTCACGGCCTCGCCTCCGGAAATTCGCAAAAAAAAGAAATGGGGGGCCCGCCCGCTGACATCTGGCACGCCGCCCTGGTCGCCCTTTATCCGGACATCGATCCGGCCACCATGCCCTATTCCCAGTGGTCCGACATCCCCGAGTCCCTCCGCCGAGAGATCCTCGAAGTCATCGCCGCCGCCGAACGAGAGGAGGCCGCATGACGACCGAGAGCTTCCTGGCCTACACCGCCCTCATAGCCCTCATCGCCATGATTCTCCTGGTCATGTTCGACGACGACGGAGGCGGCCCTTACGCATGAACACTTTGCCCCTGACCCATGGTGCGGCGGGAGATCCGCCGACCGGCCGCCACAATACTGTGCACCGCATGAAACAGGCAGGGGCAATCCCTTCACACCCATGAACCCCATGCCCGCCCACCAACTCGGCCGCATCGAGTTTGTCCCCTACGACAAATTCCCCACCGGCACCAACCCCGCACCCAGCGCCCTCGAGCTCGCCCGGCTTTACGACCGCGCCGCCGAGCAAGTCGCCCTCCTGGTCTACGCCCTTCGCCTGAGCACCCCGCGCAACCAACTCGCCCTCGCCGCCCGCGAAGCCGCCCTGGCCGCCGTCGAATTCGACCTCCAATCATGAGCCGCACCCACGACGTCACCATCAGCGCCTTCGACCTCGACCGCTTAGAGGCCGCTCTCGACGCCGCCCACAAACGCCGCGACCACCTCGAGCAAGCCCTCCACCGCCTCATCGACGCCGCCCACCAGCGATTCCAGCAACCCGACGCCATCTACGACTACGCCCGCGTCGAACTCTTCACCGCCCTCGAGCAAGCCCGCAACGTCCTAAAATCTCAAATCTCCAATCCTCATGAACCCCGACCTTCAGCGTCTTGAAAAAGAGAACGCCCACCTCCTCATTATCGTCCACGACCGGCTTGAAAAAATCCGGCGCCTCGAACGCGAGAGCGAACTCTACCGGGACGCCCTCCGCTACGTCGCCGGGCTCGACACCTCACAAGACGCCAGCCCGGCCCAGTGCAGCGCCGTCCTCGTCGCCATGGAGGCTTTGCATTCTTGCAACTCCGACCCTCTGAAATCTCAAATTTCAAATCTCCAATTCCCATGAATCCTGACCCCAACGCCATCCCCCTTTGGTCCCAACCCGCCGAAGCCGGCCTGATCAGCAGCGTGCTCAACGGCGGCACCACCGCCCTCGACGCCGCCATGGAACTCGTGCACGACGACTGGTTCTTCGCCCCGGTCAACGCCACCGCCTGGCAAGTCCTCAAGACCCTCAGCGCCAAGCGTCAGCCCATCGACCTGCTCACCTTCACCGAAGGATTCCGCCAGACCGGCGAGCTCGAGAAGATCGAAGGCGGGCCCGGCTTCATCGCCGCCGAATACACCCGCGTCGAATGCTCCGCCGCCACCGTCAGTCATTGGGCCGACCAGCTCCGCGACTACTGGCGCCGCCGCGAGATCCACCGCATCGGCGTCGAGCTCATGTTCGAGGCCCGCAACTTCCAGCGCACGAGCGACGAGATCCTCGACACCAGCGAGAAAAGCCTCCTCGACCTCCGCCTCGACACGAAACAAACCGGCCTGCAGCACTGCGCCACCGCCGTGAGCGAAGCCGCCGACCGGATCGAGCAAGCCTACAAAAAGCGCGGCAAGCCCATCGGCATCGCCACCGGCTTTCACGACTTCGACCGCATGACCAGCGGATTGAAACCCTCGCAGCTCATCATCATCGCCGCCCGGCCGAGCATGGGCAAAAGCGCCTTCGCCACAAACATCGCCGAGCACGCCTGCCTGGCCGACAAAGTCCCCACCGCCCTCTTCAGTCTCGAGATGGGCGCCGCCGACTTGATGGAACGCGTCCTCTGCACCCAAGCCGGCGTCAAGCTCCAGCGCATCCGCGACGGCTTTATGTCCAAGACCGACATGCAAAACCTCGGCGCCAAGCACGACGAAATCAGCCAGGCCCCGCTTTACATCGACGAGACGCCCGCCCTGAGCATCGCCGCCTTCCGGGCCCGCGCCCGCCGCGCCGTGGCCAAATACGGAGTGAAGCTCCTCATCGTCGACTACCTCCAGCTGATGAAAGGCTCCAGCAAACGCGCCGCCCAGGACCGCCGCCTCGAGATCGACGAGATCAGCAGCGGCCTCAAGCAGACCGCCATGGAGCTCGGCGTCCCCGTCATCGCCCTGAGCCAGCTCAACCGCGACGCCGAAGAACGCGCCGAGCCCAAGCTCAGCCACCTCCGCGAGAGCGGCAGCATCGAACAAGATGCCGACGTCGTCGCGTTGCTGCACCGCCCCGAGCGAGTCAGTCACAAGGAAGAAGACAAAGGCAAAGCCGTCCTGATCCTGGCCAAGCAACGCAACGGCCCCGTCGGCCGCATCGAGCTCCTCTTCGACGCCGAGATCACAAAATTCAAAAACAGCACCGAAAAACTCTACAGCAACAAAACCGAATCCCGCCAAGCCACGACCAGCAAACCCACTTACCAACCCAACAACTTCAACGACACCGACGGACAATAACCATGAGCCACCAAGAAACCATCGCCCGCATGAACGCCGAACTAAACACCACCGAAGCCTGGTCCCGCCGCTGGCAGATCGAGCGCGATCACAACGAGCGCCTCAGCGCCCAAGCCACCATCATCCGCACCGGAGTCCACGACTTGCACCGCCGCGCCGTCGAACGCTACGCCACGCACCAGCAGGCCGCCGGCCAGGCCCGCACCGCGAATGACGCCCGCCGGGCCGACCTCGGCGAAAGAATGTGCAGCGTGCAGAGCGGCATGATTCGAGCCCTCGACGACGTCCTCCAACTCCTCGACCAAGTCAGCACCGAGCCATGAAGACCCTCATCCTCACCTGCACCCGACGCAGCGCCTTCGTCAGCGGCTACGTCGACGGCCTCCTCGCCTGCATGCCCTCCGAGTATTTTGCCGGCTGGGCCCACCTCGACCACGAGAGCGACATCGCCCGCGGCCGCGGCAAGCTCCTCACCAAAGTCCTGGCCGACTCCACGGCCGACGCCTTCCTCTGGATCGACGACGACATCGTCTTCACCCGCGACGACTTTGAAGCCATCGTCCGCGCCCCCGTTGACATCGTCGGCGGCCACTACGTCCTGCGCCACGACAGCAACACGCCCTGCTACGGCAAGCTCGACATCGAGCTCGCCACCGATCCCCGGATCGTCGCGGTCGACGTCATCGGCACCGGCTTCCTGCGCATGACCCGCCACGCCCTTGAAGACATGCGGCCCCGCATGCCCGTCTGCGACAGCTTCACCCACTGGTTTCCCGCCGGCATTTACGACGGCAAATACGAAACCGAAGACTACGCCTTCTGTCACCACGCCTGGGCAGCCGGCATTCCCGTCTACGTCCACCACGGCGTCCGCCTCGGCCACGTCGGCAGCCACACCTTCCGTCCGCAATGAACATCACCATCCTCATGCCCGTCTGGAACCGCGCCGCCACGCTCCGCCGCGCCATCGAATCCACCACCGGCCAAGGCGCCGACCAATTCGTTATCATCGACGACCACAGCACCGACGGCAGCTACGAAGTCGCCTGCGAATATCCTGGCATCACCGTCCACCGCCATCCCGAAAAAAGCACCGACCACCTCCGCGCCCTCGAGCCCATCGTGGAAAGCCTGCAGACCGACTATGTCCTCGGCATCGGGGCGGACGACTACCTTTATCCCGGCTGCATCGCCGCCCTACGCCGCGGCTACCTCCACGCCCAAGGCGAGAATCCCGGCGCCATCTTCGCCGATTTCGACCACGTCGACAGCCAGGCGCAGCTCCTGCGCACCGTCCGCTACAGCCCCGTCATGGTCCACCTGCCGCCCGAGAATTATCGCGCCTACATCGCCCACAAAAGCGTCCGGCCCGAATGCGGCGTCGCCAGCCTGATCCGCCATGACTTGTTGGTCTGGCTGCAACGCGAAGGCTACGCCGCGTCCGGCTATTTGTCCGACGTCTGGGGCTTCATGCTCGCCGCCCTCCGCGCCGGCGCCGTCTACGTCCCCGGGCCCTACGCCGCCTTCACCACCCGCGCCGCCGAGCCCAGCTTCAGCGCCCGCGGCACGGCCAGCCCCGCCGAGCGCGAGCGCATCGCCCGCGAAGGCACCGCCTTCCTCAACCGCCCCGCCATCGCCCCTTACGCCCAAGGCATCAAATGGCCCGGCTGAGAACTTTATGAACTCCTTCACCGGACCCCTCCCGCGCCATCGCTACCTTTGGGTCGACAGCGCCTTCATTTACAAAGAACCCCGCGGTTTCATCCCCGCCGTCTGGTTTGCACTGGCCAGCTGGCCCGGCCGCGCCTGGGGCTGCACCGTCGTCCTCGAGTGCGGCGCCTGCTACCGCAATCTCCCGCCGCACGCCCTGGCCTTCGACCCCGAGCCCGCCGAATTCTGGACCATCTACGACGCCCAACGCTGGGACTGCTACGGCTGGAAATGGAGCGCCAACGCCTACCCGTATCTCGACAGCCAACGGGTCATCGCCCGCCTGAGCGACCTTAAGGAATGCAACGGCGACTACCTCTTCAGCGTCGCCCCGGCCGACGACGGCTTCAGCGCCGAGCCGAGTCAGAACAAAGAATTCACCTTCATCGCCCTGGACAACGGCCGCCTCACGATCCAGCCCACCGACTACGTCCTCTTCGCCGACACCAGCTTCACCACCCCCGAATGGCCCACCGGCATCCGCCGCCAACGCGACATCCACAGCTGCGAGTGATTTTCACCGACCACAAAGTCCACAAACCCCCCGAGATCCTCGGCAAAGACGCCGCGGGAAATGTCCTCGCCCGGTTTCCGGACGGCGTGCGCCGGCTCACCGCCGACCAGCTCACCGAATTCCACCGCCGCTTCGAAGAGCGCATCGCCCTCGAGGAGCAAGATCCTTACCGCTACGGGTATGTCATACCCATCTGGTCCACCGCGGACCAACAATTCGCCGCCCTGCGCGAAGAATTTCCCGAAGGCGTCACCGAGTTGCTCATCCTCGGCGGCAATCGTGCCTCGAAGTCCCGTTACCTCGCCCGCCGGGCCGTGCAAATCATGGTCGAAAACCCCGGCGCCCGCGTCTGGTGCCTGCAATCGACCGAAGCCTCGAGCATCCAGAACCAGCAACCCTACATCTGGGAATATCTCCCCGCGGAATGGAAGCCCGCCGCGTCTGGCAAAATGCGCAAAGGGGTCGTGACCAATATTACCTACTCACAAAAAGGCGGATTCACGGAAAACTCGTTCGTCCTACCCAATGGCTCCCAGTGCTGGTTCAAATTTTACAGCATGGACGTGAAAGCCATAGAAGGTGCCGAGCTGAACTACTGCTGGGCGGACGAATTGGTCGAGCCAGCCTGGATCGAGGCCCTGCGTTTTCGTCTCATCACCCGCAACGGCCAGCTCGCCGTCGGCTTCACCCCGATCCTCGGCTACACCGACACCGTGGCCGAATACCTGGCCGGCGCCATCACCCTCGAGGACGCGCCCGCCGAGCTGCTCACCGACCTGAAAGGCAACCCGCTCCGCGTGCCCCGCGTCCAGCAATGCAGCAAGCCCACCGCCCGCGTCGTCTATTTCCATACCGCGGACAACCCCTTCGGCAACTACGAAGCGATGAAGACCGAGCTGCTCAAGTCGTCCAAAGACCGCGTCCTCATGCGGGCCTACGGCGTGCCGACCAAGAAGGCCGCCAATATGTTTGCCAAATTCAACACCAGCGTCCACGTCATCCCCCCCGACCGCGTGCCCAAGGCCGGGGTGAATTACCACGTCGTCGATCCGTGCAGCGGGAGGAATTGGTTCATGATCTGGGCCCGCTTCGACCACGCCGGACGCTGCTTCGTCTATGACGAATGGCCGAGCCAGGTCCGCGAAGTCCCCGGCGTCGGCCTCCCCGGGCCCTGGGCCGTGCCCGGCGGGAACAATCCGGACGGCGCCCCAGGCGAAGCGCAACGCTCCTTCGGCTTCGGCCTCAGCCATTACAAGCTCGAGATCGAGCACCTCGAGCTCAAGCACGGACGCGACCTCGGCCTCCACGAGCCCGTCACCATCTTCGAGCGACTTATGGACAGCCGCTATGGCAACAGCGCCACCGTGGCCCGCGAATCCCCCACGACCCTGATTGAAGAGTGCGCCGACATCGGCCTCGATTTCACCGCGGCGCCCGGAGATTCGATCAAAGAAGGCGTCACCATGATCATCAACTGGCTCAGCTACGACGACAACCAGGAGATCAGCGCCCTCAACCAGCCGAATCTTTACATCTCGAGCAACTGCAAAAACATGATCTTCGCCTCAGCCAATACACCGGCGACGGCAACACCAAGTCCGCCGGCACCAAAGACGCGATCGACGTCCTCCGCTATCTCGTTCTGAGCGGCGCCAGCTACGTCGACGCCAAAGACCTCGAGGTAAAACCGGCAGGCTCTTACTGACTCCCCAACTGAAAACCGAACACTGAAAACTTCTAAACAAATGACCAAACAACTCCTCAAACGCGCCGACCTCCTCGAATGGCTCGAGATCAGTCCGGCGACCTACCGCAAATGGATCGAAGCCAAGCTGCTCCGCCCGGTGAAACTTAAAGGCATCAAGAAGAATTGGTTCCGCCGCACCGACGTGGTCAAAGCCCTGCAGTTGGAGGGGACGCTATGATCAAAAAAGCTCAGATGAAATGCAACGCCCCCAAGCGCACGCCCGGCCACGCGACCAAGTCGCACGTGGTCAAGGCCTGCGCCGGCGGCGAAGAGAAAATCCAACAAAGTGAAATGGTAAACCTATGAACAAGAAAAACCCCGGCCTCTACGCCAATATCAACGCTCGCAAGAAAGCCGGCACCAGCCGTCCGAAGAGCAAAAGCACCGTCAGCCCCAAAATCTACAACCAGATGAAGAAAGGCATCGGCGCCTTCAGCCCGAAATGATCTTCCTCCGCCGCCTCTTTCGTCGCTGGCGCCGGCCGCCGCTCGACCTCTACCCGCTGCCGGACGACTTCGATCCCAGCCAGGCGCTCGCCTTCACCCGCGAGAGTGCGCCGCCGGTCTGGCTCGCCGTGATGTCCGCCATTCAAGATCGCCTGGCCGACGCGACCAACCTGGCCAGCGCCATGGCCACGGCCAAGGAGCCCGGCTACCAAGCCCACGCCGCCGGCCAACTCTGCGCCCTGGTTGAACTCTACGACGACCTTGAAGCCAAGCGAGTCGAAGCGATGGCAGAGCACTTGTAGCCAAGGGCAGTTGGCAGTTTTTAGTTTTCAGTGTTCAGCCGATCCCACTGAACCACTGAGCCGAGGCTCGGCGAGACGGCGTCTGAGCAATCACTGAACCACTGAACACTGCAAAGAAGCGCTTCTTCGCGCTTCTTTATGTCAGCCCGCGCCCGTTGCGCCGCGGCCGCCTCGCAATTGCGCGTCTCCCCCCGCATCTCTCGCCCCGCATGGATCAACGGCAACGCGTCAAAAATATGGCAAGGCAGGGCGTAAGCAATGCGGACTGCATTTATTCCCCAGACGGTCATGTTCCTTGGTCCATGCTACGGGAAGGTTTCGCGCAGGTAAGCGGTCCTCATCAACCCTCTGCGCCTTCCCCAATCCCATGCCACGCCGGATAAAGAAGGCCGCGGCCAAAACGTCCATCCTGGTCGTTTGCTCCGACCTTCACTGCGGATCGTCCGTCGGCCTCATGCCGCCGGATTCCGAAAATCTGGCCGGCAACACGATCAATTTCGGCAAGAACCATCACCAAGCCTGGCTCTGGGAATGCTGGCAAGATGCCCTGGCCCAAGTTGCCAAGATCGCCGGCCGCGATCCCTACGCCGTCCTGGTCAATGGCGACGCGACCGAAGGCATTCACCACCGGTCGCCGGAAGTCGTGGCCTCGCTCATCGAGAACCACTGCGCCATGGCCGCCGAAGCCCTCAAGCCGCTCACCGCGAAAGCCGCCGCCACCTTCGTCACCAAAGGGACCGAGTGCCATACCCATGACGTCGAGACCTACTTGGCCCGGCTGATCGGCGCCCAAGACGATGTGGCCCGCGAGAAGTGGCTGATCAACATTCACGGGTGCGCGATCGACGCGACGCACCACATTGGCGTGACCAGCCGCGCCTACCTCGAGGCCAGCGCCCTCTCGATCACCTTGGGCAACACCCGGCTCAACAGCGTCCGCGCCGGTCATCCCGTCGCCCAGGTCTATCTCCGCGGCCACCGGCACTGCGGCGGCGTCTTCAGCGACGGCTCCGGCCTGATCGGCGTGACCGGCGGCTGGCAATTCTTGACCAGGCACGGTCACAAAGTCGTCCCCGACAGCATCCCGCGGCCGAGCATCCTCATCCTCGATTGGCGAGGGAAGCCGCAAGGCGCACTGCCCACGCCCACCCACATCTTCTACAACCCGCCGGCGCCTAAAGTGACGCGGATATGACCAAGAAATCCAAGATCACGGCCGAGCAGATCGAGACATCGCTCTCCGAGTTTTGTCAGAAGCTGTCTCAATCGCCGGTCAAGCTGGACACCGTTCCTCCCGGGTGGTTCACCGTTGCCGCCCTCGCGGTGGAATTGGGCAAGGCAGGGATCACTATCAGCGAGCGCATGCGCAGGATGGTCAAAGACGGCGAGGTCGAACGCAAAGACTTCGTCATCCAGCTCGAGCAACGCGCCCGCCCCGTCCCGCACTACCGCCTGCTCAAGAAGTGAAGCCGCCCTACCGCATCGCCCTGGCTGATCTGCCGGTGGCCGTGCTGGCCCTCGACGAGATTTGTTTCCCCCACGACGACCGCATCACCACGGCCGACAGCCTTTGGTGGATCGTCTGGCAAGATAAGATTCCCGTCGCCTACGCCGGCCTCCGCATTTGCCAGGCAGAGCAGAACCTCGGCCTGGCCTTCCTCTGCAGGGTAGGGGTCATCCCCGGGCACCGCGGCCGAGGACTGCAGAAGCGCCTGATCCGCGCCAGGGAACGCGCCGCCCGCCAGCTGGCCGTGAGCGAGCTCGTCACCTACTGCGTCCCCTGGAACAGCCCGAGCCTCAACAGCCTCATCGCCTGCGGCTACAAATTCTATCGCCCCGCCACGAGATACGGCGGCACCGGCAGCGTCTACCTGCGCAAAGCCCTCTAAAATCTCAAATCTTCGTGTTCGCTATTCGTGAATAGCGGCTAATTCGCGCCACTTGGTGCGCGTCCGCGCTCGTTCCTCCGCCGCGCCCTATCATTCCGCGCCGCGTCCCCGTAATTCCCCAGGCATGCGACCCGCATTCTGCATTGAGCGACGCACGCACGGCACCAACTACGGCGCCGGCCACCCCAATGCTGTCGCGTTCTTGGACGCATAAAAACCATGTCAACGGATACACCACAGCAGGTGCTACCTACCGGAGCGGACGTCAGTGACGTCGATTTTGCCGAAGTCGCAGCCAACCTTGGGATTCAACTCAAGCAGCCAGCGCCCGAAGCCAAACCCGACGAAGAGACGCCCGAGCCAAACGAAGCAGCAACTGACGAATCCACCGAGCCAGATCCGGAAACGGACGAGGCGCAGGACCAGAACGACGAAGAGCCCACGACGGAGGACGACCCGGAGGAAACAGCCGGCGAGGAACCCGAGCCCGCGGATGAAGCCGCGGCGACCGAAAAGGTCGCCCCGGACAAAGTCCAACGGCGCATCGACCGGCTCACGGCCGAGAAGCACGAGTTGCGCGAGCAGCTCGACGCGATCAAAGCCGAGCTCGAGGCCACCGCGGCCACCGCCGCAGCCAAGCCTCCCATCGTCACCATGGACCCGGAGAATCCGCTCAGTGCCTTCTCAGACGTCTACGCCCTCGAGGCGGAGATTGCCAAAGCGCAGGCGGTCCTTGATTGGACCGACGACAACCGCGATGGCGGAACGGTGACGGTGAACGGCGAGGAGAAATTCTACGACGCCGACGCAGTCAAGCAGATCCGCCAAAACGCCAAGTCGCTGGTCAAGGCCGGCCCGAAGCAGCAGGAATACCTGTCGGTTCGAGCCCAAACCTTGCCGGAAGCCCAAGCGTTCTATCCCGATTTCTTCAAATCCGGCACGAGCGCCCACAACTTCCTTGCCGCCACGCTGAAGCAGTATCCGTTCATCACCAAGATTCCCGGCTGGGAGTTGGTGGTAGGCGACGCGTTTGAAGGGCAGCGACTTCGTATGGCCAGAGTCGAGCAGATGCAAAAGCGAGCATCGGTCGGCAAGTCCAGTAAGCCAGCACCGGCCAAGACGGCGGGCACGGATCGAATTCCGAACACCCCGAACCCGTCGGCCAGCCCGAAGGTATCTTCACCGGGCGCATCCCTGCGGCAGAAGGCCGAGGCGGCGCTCAAGGGTCGAGGCGATCGCGGCGCCCTCGAAGCATTCATGGAAGCCATCGTGTGATGACCTTCCGACCAAACTTCGAAACCAATATTTAGAAAAACCAAATACAGTGGCTGAGCTTTTAATTCAAAATCAAATCGGCGCCAGGGAGGACCTGGCCGATTTAATCGCAGTTGCAGACCAAAAGAGCACCCCGTTGCTCTCGATGGCCCGCAAATCCAAAGACCCGACCAACCCGCTCTTCAGCTGGCTGGTCGACAACCTCGAAGAGCCCGTCCTCACCGGCGTTCTCTCCAACGCTGACGCGACAACCTTCAGCAATCCCGCCGCCGGACGCCAGCGTCTCTACGGCCGGATTCAAAAGCTGCGCCGTCTGCCCAAAATCGACGATCTGGCCGAGTCAGTTTCTGACGTCGCCGGCATCGGCCGCAAACGCGAGATGGCGAGAGCCGTCACGAAAAGCCTTCAGGAAATCGCCCGGGATTTGGAGAGTGTGTTCTGCTCCGACCGCGACAGCACGGAACAGTCCGGCGCCACCCCCTTCACCACGCGTGGATTGGGGAGCTGGATTTCTTCCAGTGCGCAATCGGATACGGCCACAGCCGTCCCCGCCGCGTATCGCACCCCGGCCGCCTCGATCAGCACGACCGGCACGAGCAGCATCACCGACAGCACCATCCAGGCGCTGCTCCAGTCGCTCTACGAGCAGACCGGCAAGGTGAAGAGCTACACGTTGCTCTGCGGACCGAACCTCAAACGCCGCTTCACCGGGTTCCAACAGACCCAGTTTGGCACCGCCAACACCGGCAGCTCCGTCCGTCTCTTCAACCAGGACTCCGCCGACGCGTCTTACTACGCCAAGGTCGATCTGTTTGTCGGTGACTTCGGCGAGCTTGTGCTCACCCCATCCCTATTTCTGGCCAAGGACCAGGTCGCCGCTTCGCAGCTGCGCCGTGGTTACATCCTGGACATGGATGCGGTGCACATCCGCTACAACCGGCGCCCGCGCTACATGCCCCTCGACGACGAAGGTGGCGGTCCCCGCGGCATCGTCGACACCATCGCCGGCCTCCAGGTCGATAACCCCCTGATGTTCGGCAAAATCGCCAGCACCGCGGATTAACACCTAACCCAAGGAAATCAGCCTTATGACAACTAACGCATTCCGCTCACTCCACGAGTCCCCTCGTGGCTACAACTACCGCTTCGTCATCGATCATACCGATTTGACGACATCGGCCGACAACACCGCCCAGGACATCACCCTGATCACCCTGCCGGCCAACTCGGTTGTTAAGTCCGCGGCGACCTACCTCAAGACCCCGTTCCAACTCACCGGCACGGCGGCCTACAACAGTAACGTCCTTATCGTCGGAGATTCCGGCGTTACGAACCGTATCATCGCATCGCAACAGCTCAACGTGAACGGCACCGAAGTGCTGGCAAAGGCTCACGCCTCGACCACGCCGTTTGCCTACGTTGCGGCCACCGCCATCGTCGCCAACTTCGCCTCCATGGCGGCGTATGACCTGGCCGAGCTCGACGCCGGGGAAGTGCACATCTTCCTCGAAGTCGCCCAGCTCGACACGCTGACCTGATGAAGTAGCACGCACTTTGCGCCCCTGGGCATGTCGCCAACTCGGCAGCAACTCATGGTGGGATTTAGGAAAGATCCCAGGGGCGCAACAGCGTGAAACTTCAAACAACCAAGGTAGGGCGGGACCTCCGGGCCCGCCGCGTCCGCCCCTCGGCTCTTAGTCTTTTAGTCTCTTAGTCTCTTAGTCTCTCTTCCAATGCTCGACTCTCTCGACGGTGAACTCGGCTTCCTGGTCAAAGAGGAACTCTGCCGCGGCTGGTATGCCCAAGCGGTCAACGCCAAGGCCCGCCAGCTCCGCATCGCCGCGGCCAATGCCCGCCTCGAGCACGCCCACATCGAAGGGGTAGGGCAGCACGTCGCCAGTATCGACGCCTTCAGCTTCATCGACTGGGAACGCCGCCACCCCGGCATCACCCGGCAAAAGGACTGGTGGAAATCTCTCCTCCGCGACAATCCGGAGTGTCGGGTCGAATCCAAGTCCAGCAAAACTCGGGTCAGTTTTGCCGGCCTCGACTGCAACCCCAGTGAAAACACCGGCATCTGCCCCGACACAGTGTCCAGTGATTCAGTGTTCAGTGGTTCAGAACTGAAAACTGACCAAACACTGAAAACTGAAAACTCCGCAAGCCTGCGGCCGGAGGCCGCATGATGGCGGCCGGCTACGACACCTCGGCCGTCCTCGGCGCCCCCGACGTCGAGACGATCCGCGGCTACCTGCTCAACATCCAAGAAGCCGAGAGCGATGTCGGCGGCTACCTGGACAAGAAGCAGAGGAATTACGAGACCCGGCACGCCCTTTGGAACGGACAAGACCCGAGCGGTCGCAAGAAGTCGCAAGCCATTGGGCGACAAGCATTTCCATGGGAAAACGCATCGGACGCCCGTGTGAGATTGGCTGATCAGATCGTAAATGAGAATGTTAGCTTGCTTTCTAATGCGTTCTTCCGGAGCAAGTTGCAACTCCAGCCGATCGAATCCGGCGACGCCGCCTCGAAGGTGGCCGCGGAGACCGCCCTTCGTTGGATGCTCTTTCAGCACGCCGCCGATGATCTGAGGAGGGAAGTGGAACTCGTGGCCCAATACCAGGAGATGTATGGGCTCGGCATCATGGCGATCAACTGGCGCCGGACCACCCGGACCGAGCGCAAGACGATCACCCTGGACGAATTTCAAGCCATGCTCGCCGAGACCGGCGACCCCATGATCCAGATCCTCCTGGAGAGCATCCTCGATCCGCTGCAGGAAGCGGACGCCGTGCGCATGCTCAAGGATCTGGTCAGCCCGGCCGCGGCCAAGGTGAGCGTGATCCGCGACCTGCGCAACACCGGCGGCGCCGAATACGACAACCCCTATATCTTCGAGAACCGTCCGGAGTTTGTCGCCCTCGAGCCCTGGGAGGATATTTATTTCCCCGCCCAAACCGGCGACTTGCAACGCGCCCGCTTCGTTGCCTGGCGCGAAGTGGTGAGCGAGACCGAGCTGCGCGAACGCATCGTCACGGCCGGCTACGACGAGGAATTCGTCGAGTCCGCACTCAAGCACAAAGGCGCCTACCGCCGGCCGATCCGCAATTACTACAGGCAAGAGCTGATCAACCTTGATACCGAGCGCGAGATGATCGAGCTCTGGCATTATTACGAGAAGCAGCACAACAAAGACCAGACCACCCGGATCACCTACAGCGTGCTGCACGAGAGCGTCTCGAACGTGACCGGCCTCTCCGAGCTCCTCCCGTATCATCACCAGCAATACCCCTTTGTCGAATTCTGCCGCGAGCGGGTCAGCCGCAACATCCTCGAAAGCCGCGGCGTCCCCGAGCTGGTCGAATCCCAGCAGCTCGAGATCAAGACCCAGCGCGACTTCCGCTCCGACCGCGCCAGCATCGCCGTCCTTCCCCCGATCCGCGTGCCCAGCAACCGCGGCAAGATCAACCTCGTCTTCGGCCCTGGCGCCCAGATCCCCGAGCGCCGGCCGAACGAATTCGGCTGGATGGAGCCACCCCGCTTTGACCAGGGAACGATCGAGATCGAAGCCAGCACCCGGGCCGACGTCGACCAATACTTCGGCCGCTTTGCCCAAAGCGTCCCGCAGCCTCTTACCATGCTGCAGCAGCAAACTCAGGTCGACCGCTGGCTCCGCAGCTGCAAAGCCATGGTCGCCCAGGCCTTTGCCTTGATGCAGCAATATATCACCGACATCGAATTCTTCCGCGTGGCCGGCGCCATGCCCGCCCCGTTCCAACTGACCCGCGAAGGCATCCAGGGCCGCTTCGACCTGGTCGCCGAATACGACGTGCGCGACCTCGACGTGGAGTTGCTGGCCAAGCGCCTCGACGCGATCACCCGCCTGGCTGTTCCCCTCGACGTGGCCGGCACGATTGACCGCGCCGGCCTCGTCCAATTCGTGATGAACGCCATCGATCCGTCCCTGGCCCAGAAGATCGTGCGCCCCCAGGAAGTGGCCACCGCGGCCGAAGCCGAAGACGAGCAGCTCGCCTACACGAAGATCGCGGCCGGCACCGAGCCGCCGCTCCCGACCGAAGGCATGAACGCCCAGCTCCGCACGCAGGTTCTCCAGGGCATTGTCCAGGCCAATCCCGCCGTGAGTCAGCGATTCCAGCAAGACGAAATCTTCCGCTCCATGATCGAAGCCCGGTTGAAAGCCTTCGCCTTCCAAGTGCAGCAAACCCAAAACGCCCAGATCGGCCGGGTCGGCGCCGTTCCCGCCCTCCAAGGCCAGATGATGCAGACCGCGGAGCCCACCGCGGCCGCCGCCTAACTTTCCCATGACCCCGAACGTCAAAATCCGCAACGTGGCCGGGCTCAACATCCCGCAGCACGACTACATCGCCTTTACCTACCACGGCGCGACGAACAACGCCCAGACCGTGACCTACCGCGAGGGCGGCGCCACCGGCACTGTCGTCGCCACCGTCACCTTCACCTACACCACCCAACCGCCGACCGTGGACAACACACCCCTGGCCACGGTGACCCGCAGCTAATGACCT